CTTTTGCACAGAAAAACAACAGAAAGTTAGTCCGTTAGTCGGTTAGTCGCATCGCACTTGGGGTAGGGGGCGAAGTGTTCCAGATCGAAACAAAGCGTGACATCGGGATGGTTAACCAAGCCTTGAAGAAAAACTGGGACGTAGACAAGGAGAAAATCAAGGCGGCTTTGATGGCTTGCTTGACGGATCCAGAGTTGGCGGTCGATGCGGCGAAAGTGCTTTTAGCAGCGGACGCAATCGACCAGAAGCGAGAAGAAGCACGAGCCAAAAAAGAAGCGAAGGACAATGAACTTAGACTCAGACTTCTTGCAGTCGCTCAGTCTGTACCAGTTGCAGAGCTTGCTCGCATTGCATCCGAACACGGCATCGTCAGCGGATCCGATCAAGGGTGATGAGCGAATGCGTCAGCGTGAGTTGATGCGGAAGAAGCGAGCAGCAGAACGTGATCTAATCATACCACCTCCCTCCGATCCTTCGCGTCGTCTTCGATGCGAGGCTGATTGCTCTTTGTGGCTGTCAACGTACTTCTCCGACAAGTTCTTTGAGGCTTGGACTGAAGACCGGCTAGCGATGGTCAAGTCGATCATTGACGCGGCTTGCTATGGCGGTGACCAGGCGATAGCAGGGCCTAGAGGCGAGGGAAAAACTACGCTTGCCATTCTTACCGCGTTGTTCTTGATGGTGCGCGGCTTGTCGCATTTCCCTGTTGTGATCGGCAAGAATGCAGACAAGGCGAAGAAGGAAGTACGCGACGTTGTCGAGCAACTCCAGCAGAACGAAGTCTTCATTGCGGACTATCCCGAAATCGGCATACCGTTTCAAGCGGTCGGAGCGTGGTCAAGTCGTGGAAGGATGCAGACCGTTGGCGGACGATCAACCAACATCGTCATCGGCCCTGAGTTCTTTGTTTTCCCGTCAATCGATCTGGATCAGTTATCAGGATGGCCGAAGGAGATCAAGCCCGCATCGAATGGGCAGGTGCTTTACTCGTTGGGTATCGACGGAGCGATTCGCGGGACGAAGTACCGAAGCCAACGTCCTACGCTTGCGATCATCGACGATATCGAAGACCGAGACGCGGCAGCGAGTGAGGCACAGGTAGCAAAGAATGCTGACATCATTGAGCAGGATATCGCCGGGCTAGGTCAGTCATCGGAACGTATCCCCCGCGTTATGCTTTGCACGATCCAGAACAGGAAGTGTATCGCTTACACCTACACCGACCCAAAGCGGAAACCATCTTGGCGAGGCAAGCGATACCGCAAGCTAGTCAAAGCCCCTGACCGCCTCGACTTGATCGAGAAGTACATAGACCTAAGACGCGGACGCAAGAACGAAGACCCAGATGCCCGCGAAGCCTTTGCGTTTTGGCGTGACAACAAGGAAGAGATTGAGCGAGGGTCAGTTGTCTCTAATCAATGCTCCTTCAGTCGCAAGACGCACGCTGACGGCGAGCCGATGGAACTGTCGGCGGTGCAAAGTTACTACAACCGGGTTGCAGACGTCGGAGCAAAGGCGGTATCGACCGAGATTGATAACGATCCGCCAGAGGAAGCGGGGCCGATGGGTCTAGGCATTACTCCGGCCCTGGTTGAATCGCGTCTATCGGGATTCGCACGAAGACAACTACCGGCAAACACGGTTGCACTCACAGCGGCAATCGACTTAGGCAAGTACAACTGTCATTGGGTTGTGACGGCTTGGTGGCACGGAGCAGGCGGTGTTGTCGTCGATTACGGTATTGCTCAAGTCTACGGCACGGATAAGAGCATGGATCACGAAGCGTCCGAGCCTATGATTTACGACGCACTCTTAAACTGGCGGGATGAGTTACTAAGTCGTGAGTTTGTTGACGCAACAGGCACGCGACGAGCGGTCGACTTTTGCTTCGTTGATTCGGGTGCTTTCACTAACGCCCCTTACAAATTCGTACGCGAAGTCGGCGGTATCTTTCACGCTTCAAAGGGTCAGTTCCCATACCATCGAAAAACAAAGTCTACGACGACTTGCATCGCTGGCGATAATTTACACGCATCGAAACTCCCCAATGGAGGGCTATGGCTCTACGAGCTTGATACGTCGTATTGGAAGCAGTTCGTTCATGAGCGATTTATGACTCCTACTTTCGACGAATCGAACATGGTTAGACGTGGTTCGTTATCGCTCTTCTCCCTCGACGAAAACCAACGCCACAGCCAATACGCACAGCACATTGCAGCGGAAGAACTGGTTACGAAGTTTACCGAAGGTAAGGGAGCTAAGACTTATTGGAGCGTTAAGGACACAAACAACCACTGGCTAGACGCGACGTATATGGCAGCGGCAGCAGGCGAGGCGTGCGGTGTTAAACTAATAGCACCGTCGGAGATTGAGGTTCAGCCGAAGACGGTAAGCGGCGATCAAAAGCAGTCACAACCAAAGCCACAACCGAAGCGTTACCAGCATGGTAACCTTAAGACTCGGCAAGGCGGATGGATACCTAAGAGGAGGAGTTAGGATGGCAAAGAAACACAGAAAACCAGAGGCAGTTCAGGAAATCCAAACGGAGGAAGCGAAGAAGCCGTACAAAGGTGGAGTATGCGTCGATTATGATCCTGTCGAGGATGTTGCCTCACGCACGAGAATCTACGATGCGGACGGAAACATCACGTACGACTCACTGGAAGATTGCAACCCACAGGAAGTTCCTCATCCGGAGATAAGCCCGTTAACCAAAGAGGAAGAATCAATATCCGAGACGATTCCGAGATTTCGCCCTCGTGATTGCGTTCAGTGCACAGCAATGAGGCCAACGCGATCAAGTTACAGTCGAGTGTATTGCACGAAGGGCAACACTCGATACATACGATGCGGATGGAAGCCTTGCGGGTATCTGTACAAGCAGGTCGAAGAATAGACCCCGGTTTACCATCTACGTGGTAACTACCATCCATAGGGAATTGAGATTGTCTGGCTGTCGTGCAATCCTTTGTACATGGCAACAGCAGCGAGTCTACTTGCACTCATTGACGCAGCAATCGAAGCCCTGCTTACAGGCGGGGCGTCTTCGTATTCGATTGGTTCGCGTACGGTTACAAAACTTGACTTGGGTACTCTACTCCAAGAGCGTCGGCAACTACAGCAGCAAGTCAATCGAGAGACTTCTAGCGGCGGCATAAGCCTTGCGAAAATGTCGAGGTCGCGTAGATGATTACTCGACTTATCGACAAAGCGATTGAGGCAGTAAGCCCGCTTCGAGCATTGAGACGAATGCAAGCCCGCAAGGTATTGCGATCCTATCTAGGGGCGGAGCCTTCGAGAGTATCGAGCGGACGCACTCCAAAGAATCAACCAGCGGACACCGAACTGCTCGGCCCATTCGGAGCTGATCGGCTTAGGGCGTGGTCGCGGGAACTTGTTCGCAACAATGCCTACGCATGGGGCGTTGTCGATACCATCGTTTCATCCGTAGTCGGATGCGGCATTAAGGCACAATCTGTCTTCGAGACTCCTGCAGGCGATGATATCGAAGAGATTAACGACCGACGCGATAGTGTTTGGTCGGAATGGTGCGAAGTCTGCGACATCAACGGGCAATACACCTTAGAGGAAATCCAGTCCATCGCACAACGCGAAGTTGTTGAGGCTGGTGAAGTCCTCATCCGAAAGATTCGCACGCCAGGAAGCGTGTATCGCGGCATCTATCGACCAGTCCCATTGGCATTGGAGATCATCGAAGCAGACCGGCTAGCAGGTGACAAAGACAATTACGCATCGAGATTGACCGCCAACGGCGAAAACCGCATCATTCGCGGCGTCGAGGTGGACGACACAGGCCGTCCAGTTGCTTATTGGATTTATCCCGATCACCCATTGCAACCATACTCCTACACTCGAGAGCCTGAACGAGTTCCAGCGTCGGAGATCATGCACCTATTCCGTAGGGAGCGAGTGGGTCAGACGCGGGGCGTATCGTGGTTCGCTCCAGTCGTCGCGGCTATTCGTGACTTGGGCACGTACCTCGACAACGAACTACAAGCATCGGCGGTTGCGTCGTGCTTCACGGTAGCGATCAAGACCGAGACTCCCTTAGGCGATCTCGCAGATCCAGACGGCGGAAGCCCGGTCGATTCAGCGGGAAATAAGCAGCGATACATTGAGCCGGGCATGGTGATGGAGCTTAACCCAGGCGAAAGCGTCGAGGGTATCAACCCAGGGCGACCGGCTACGGGTGCGGAGCCTTGGATTGCGTTAATCCTTCGACAGATTGCAGTCGGTACGGGCTTGTCTTACGAGACGGTTGCTAGGGACTACTCGCAGACTTCGTACAGTTCGAGCCGTACCAGTCAACTCGAAGACCGAAGGCGGTTTCGTTGCTGGCAGCAATACCTTATCCGGCATCTTCTTCAACCAACTTGGGATGCGTTCTTCGATGCGGCTTCGATTAGCGGCGTTCGAGGCTTCCCAGTTCCTAGCGATGTACTTGCAGACCGCCGCAAAGTAAGCCCGGTCGAATGGCAGACTCCCGAATGGGAATGGGTGGATCCTCAGACCGAACAGGCATCGGCAAAGGATGCCATCGATTCGTTCATGAGCGACTACCAAACGGAACTCGGTTCCCGTGGTCGATCATGGCGAGCGGTGTTCTATCAACGCAAAAAAGAGCAAGACCTGAAGAAGAAACTGGGATTGCTTACTCCACAAGAACAACAGCTAGCAATCAGCGCGGCACAGTCGGCTACTCCATCGCCTCAGACGCAAGAGGTTGTAAGCGAGGTTGCTAATGCCCTATAGCACGAAGCAAACCGAGGCTTGCCCTATATCGCGTCCGTGGGGTGTCGTTAAAGACGATACCGCCCAGTTGATGGGTTGCCATGCTTCAGAGGATGCGGCTGGCGATCAGGTCGCGGCATTGTACGCAGCGGAAGAGATCGAACGAGCGAAGTACGACGACATTGACTTTACTCCACCTGAGGGCGTACGCGAAGAGGCCAAGCAGGGCCTCGAATGGAGACGCGAACACAATCGCGGAGGAACTCCGGTTGGCGTTGCAAGGGCTAGGGACTTGAGCAACGGCAAAGCGATGAGTCCAGATACCATCGGACGCATGGTCAGTTACTTCGCAAGGCACGAAGTGGACAAGCAGGGCGAAGGGTGGAAGCCAAGCCAAAAGGGCTTTCCGTCAGCCGGTCGGATTGCGTGGGCATTATGGGGCGGAGACGCCGGTAAGACTTGGAGCGAAAAGGTGCAACGACAAATGCAAGCAGCAGACAAAGTCGAGCGTATCGCAGCAGTCCCAAAGATTCAGCGAGCATTCGCGGCACCGAAAGACGGTCGAGCGGTCATTGCAACCGAGACCCCGATTGAAATCTACGACGAACAACGCGGTCGCATGGTTCGCCAAGTGTTACTGATGGACGGCGTCCAGTTCCGCAACTCAAAGAATCAACTGCCTATCGTCGACTCGCACAACGATAGAACAGTTCGGAACGTCTTCGGATCAATTCGCAATATCGAAATCGAAGATGGCGAGTTGATTGGCGATCCTTCATTCGCCTCCGATCCAGAGAGCCAGGTCGTGGCAACTCGATACCAAGAGGGGCATCTAAACGACTTTAGCATTGATGCGGTAATCCTCAATCGCATCTACATCCCTGAGGGGCAAGCATACACGACGAAACGTGGCGTTGTAGTTGAAGGGCCAGCGGAGATTGTAACCGCTTGGGAGCCTCACAACGCGAGTATCTGTGCAACGGGTGCAGATCCTAATTCCACGGTCAGACGGTCGTACGACCAAGCAGAAAGGCAGGAAGGCATGGATGAGCAATTGATGGCTCAACTCTCGTCTCTTGGTCTACCCGAAGGTATGACCGATCCGAACGAGATCATCAAGTGGATGGCCGATCACATGGCAAAACCAGAACTCGAAGTCGAGTTGATGGAAGGCATGGACAAGCCAACAGAAGAAGCGACCAGGGCGGAAGGCGAAATGCCTAAAGAGCCTGAAGTCGTTCGAGCGGAAGACAAAGTCGAAAGCGAAGTTGCTCGACAACTGAAAGCAATCGACGAGCGAAAGAAATCGATTTACGCAGCGGCCAAACTAGCGAAGGTTGAGCGTACCTTTGCTGACGAGTTGGTTGACTCCGGTTGTTCACTGGAAGACGCTCAGCAAAGGATCATCCGTCAGATGGCTAATCAACCAATCGGAAGCAGCGTTACCGTTACCGAATCGGAACACGACAAGTTCGAGCAAGCCGCTAAGGCTGGCTTGGTTCAACGTTGTTTCCAAGGCAACATTCAACGCACTAAGGCACCGACCGCACAAGGCGATGCGGAGTTCCGCAATGTCGGACTCTACCGACTTGCCGAAGAATGCGTACGTCGAATGGGCATTGACCCATTGAAGCACACCAAAGGCGACGTAGCACGCATGGCGATGGGTCACGCCGGGACGTTTAATCGTCTCAAGGTTCGCCGATCCGATGCGTATCACACGACCGGAAGCTTCCAGAACATCCTCTCGGATGCAGTCAACAAGACTCTCCGAGCGGCTTACGATGAAGCACCGTTCACTTGGGCTCTATGGGTTCGGCAAGCAGCTAGCGTCGATGACTTCAAAGCGATCAACCGGGTTCAACTCTCCGAGTATCCAAACCTGGAGATGGTGCCTGAAGGCAAGAGTTACCCTGAAAAGGGGCTAAGCGATCAGAAGAAGAGCTACAAGGTTGACAAGTTCGGTGCGGAATTCTCAGTCACTTGGGAAACCGTTATCAACGACGATCTTGACGCACTCTCTCGCATCCCTTCGATGCAAGGGCAGGCGGCTCGGCGAACTCAAGAGCGAGTTGTTTACGACACATTCTTGAGCAACCCAACGATGCCTGATGGTTTCGCGTTGTTCTCTGCTTCGCACCCAAGCGGACGGAACATCACCAACACGACTCCAGCGGCTCCGAGCGTGACGACCCTCAACGAAGCATTCCGCTTCATGAGTTTGCAGACTGGCCTTAACGGGTCGATCCTCAACCTCTCTCCAAGAGTGTTGCTAGTTCCACAGAACTACGCAGCGAACGCGTTGGAGTTGGTTAACAGCCAATCCTACGCACAGAGCAACGGCAACGAAGGCGTAGTCAACATCTACGGCGTCAATGGCGTACGGCCTCTTTCGGTCGTTGCCACTGCGTTGCTCGATGCGAACAGCACGACTAACTGGTACGCAATCGCCGACAACTCCCAAGTTGACACGATGGAACTCTCGTTCTTGAGTGGCGAAGAAGCCCCAGTACTTGAGAATGACTGGGATATGTCCCGCGACGTCTACCTGTACAAGGTGCGTCAGACCTTCGGTTGTGCGGTGATCGATCATCGCGGCATCTTCGGTAATCGCACCTAAGCGACTACCTGATTAACACACGGCCCCGGCTCGATTGGGTTGGGGCCTTTCACCAACGAACAAACAAAGCAAAGGAATTGATGATGAGTGACATTCGAGACTTCCAGATTTTTTACGACGACTTCAACGGGGCGGTTGCATCGCTTCCAACCTCAGCGGATCCGGCTACCGCTTGGCTAGTCGATGATACTTCCTCAGCAGGTGCGCCGACCTACACCAAGGGCACCTCGGAACTGACCGTTACTCTCGCCTCGACGAACGAGATTGAGAACGTTTGCCCTCACTTCAACGATGCGTTGGACTTCGACATCGACTTGGTTCAGCGAGTCGAGATGCGAGTGAAGATCGGTGCGGCTACCTTCACCAGCGGATCAATTCTCTGCTTTGGTGTTGGCTCGGCACGTAACGATACGGCCGACAGCGTAGCGGCTAACGCATGGTTCCGCATGGAAGGTGCAAACAGCACCAGCCTCGTATATGTCGAGACTGACGACGGAACGCGGGATAACGATGACGTTTCCAGCGGGACGACCTTGGGCACGACCTACAAGGAATTTGTGATCGACTTCACTGGCGGAAAGCAGGACGTCAAGTTTTACATCGACGGACGCCGAGTCGCAACCGGCACGACCTTCGATATGAGCGGCTATAGCTCTGGGTTGCAGCCGATCATCCAACTCCAGAAGGCCGCGAATACAAACGTGGATTCGGTGGTTGTTGACTACGTCAAGATCACTTGCAAGCGAGCCTAGTAAGTGACGCTTCACGACCTGATTAAGCAAGATGCCGAGAGCGTATTTTGCAACGCTGACGACTTCGCTGAATCGATTGTTTACTACAAAAGGAACGGTCGATCCAGGGAGATTAAGGCGGTTGTGATACGCGAAGCACTCGGCGTCTTGCCTGAGGATGGAAACGTGGTTTACCCTCTCTTTGAGGTACACGTTGCCAACGATCAGTCGAGCGGAATTGCAAGCGACGAAATAAACTTAGGCGGGGATGAATTGGCGTTTCCTAATCGCGTCGGTGAAGCACCGAAGCGAAGATCGATACTAAAACTGTTGAGCCATGATGAAGGGATGCTAGTCCTAGAATGCCGGTAGCAGTCGTTGAATCCATAGCACTTGAATTGAAATCGCGTCAGGATGCGATGATTGGGGCTAGATTCGCAGACTTCACGCCGCGAAACAACCAGATAGTTTTGACGCAAGGGCAGCCGGAAAGAGTACCGGAACTTGACAGGCCAGGCGAGCCACCGTCGAACGCATACAAGCAGCAGTTCTTAATCCATTGCCATGTGATGCAAGATGAGCGAAACACGGACGCGATTGATTCGCTGCTTAATGCGTTTCATGCGGACATCGTCAAGGCGGTCGCGTCGGGTTCGTCTACTTGGCATACCTTCGGCGGCTACGCAACGGATGCCCAATGGCAGACGGTAAACTACATTCAGGCGGATGGCGGGATGGACGGGCTACAGATTCCGTTGAACATCACCTACCGAGTCTCCGAAGACGACATGACGGAGCTACGAGCGTGATAAAAATATCCATCGACGCGAAGTCATTGAAGCAAATGAAAACCAACTTGGGGCACTTCCAAGTACACTTGCCGAGAGTGTTGGCAACGGCGGTTAATCGCACAGCAAAGAGCGTGCGCGTCGAGGTTGCTCAAGTAGTAGGCAAGATGATTAACCTCAAGTTGTCATCGATGAACAAAGGCAACAGCAAAGCAATCAGTAAAGCGGCAACGTTGAAGAAAACGATACGCCAAAAAAACAAGGCAGTACCGAAGCGGGCCGAAGCAATGATCGGACTATGGGAAGGCTATCCATTCCCCGCGAAGTATCACGAAGCCAAGACGTACACTCGCAAGAGAAAAGGCAAAGTGAAGTCCAGTGGCGTCGTCTACAAGCCTGACATGGGCGGAGGATGGACGACCGTACTAGATGGCTTCATCGCTCGCAACTGGCGAGGTAATGTATACACGGCCGACGAGACTAATCGACGTACGCTGAGGCAAGTCAAGGGCAAGAAGCCCGGTGACTACTACATTCGAGGCGGTATCGGCAAGGTGGCAGAGAACAAAGCACGGGATCGACTCCCAATAGAAGTCAATCGCCGTTTGCGTGACGTCATACTAGCGGCACAAGGTAAGATCAAACTCAAGGCATTGAACCAATAAAGGAAACAAAATGACGTTACTAAAACGCAAGCGGGTATT